ATATCTTTATACTATTAGACCATCCGATGTTATAAAATTCGAATCTTCTGATTTTATTCCAGTTCCACAAAACTGGGAAACTTCTACAGATAATTCAGCAGTAAGAGATAATGCTGTCGATGGTTCCATAAAAATAGTTACAATTACGAATAGAGGTGTTGGTATTGGAACTGCCAATACAACTTACACTAGGGTTCCGATAAAAGGAGATGGAGTAGGAGCTGAATGTACAATTGTTGTTAACAATGATCAAGAAGTTGAATCAGTTACCGTTTCAAATCAAGGCTCTGGTTATACATATGGTAATGTAGATTTAGTCGCTGGAAACGTTCCAACAGGAACAACCAGACCATCATTTGACGTTATTATTTCACCTAAGGGTGGACATGGAAACGACATTTATAGAGAACTTGGTGCATATAACGTTTTAATGTATTCCAGAATTGAAAATAATAATGAAAATCCAGATTTTATTACTGGAAATCAAATTGCCAGAGTAGGAGTCGTAGAAAATCCAGAAGTTACATCAGGAACACTACTAACTGCAGACAGAGCTAGTGCTGTTAATGCTTTACGTTTGACTGGAACTGGTTATAGTTCAGCGACTTTTACATCAGATTCATTTATTACGCAAACTGTCTCAACCGGAACAACTGCTATTGGTAGAGTCATTAGTTATAACCAAGTTACTGGAGTTTTAAAGTATTGGCAAAATAGAACTCTTGCCGGATTTAATACTGTAGGAACTGCTCAGACAAATCCATCATATGGTTTTGATTTAACAGAATTTACGTCTTCTCCAAGTACTGGTGGAAGTTTATCAATTGTTGGTGGATCATTAAACCTTTCCATTGACAATACTTACTCGGGCATCTCTACCGTAATAAATAATAGAACATACTACCTTGGACAAACTTTTACTAATGGAGTTTCAAATCCAGAAGTAAGAAGACATTCAGGAAATATTATTTACGTTGACAATAGACCATCGATTACTAGGTCATCAAATCAAAAAGAAGATATTAAAGTCATTTTGCAGTTCTAAAGAATTATGTCTCAGCAAACAAATCTCAACGTAGCTCCTTATTTTGATGACTTTAATCCTAATAATGATTACCACCGAGTACTTTTTAAACCAGGATATCCTGTACAGGCAAGAGAATTAACAACCTTACAGTCTATTCTCCAAAATCAAATCGAAAGATTTGGACAACACTTTTTTAAAGAAGGGGCAAAAGTAATTCCAGGAAACACTGGATACAATGCTCTTTATTATGCCATTCAATTACAAAATAGTTATCTTGGTGTTCCTGTAGCAGCATATGTTGGTCAGTTAATTGGAGCAAAAATAACGGGTCAAACTTCAGGAGTTACTGCTGTTGTAGATAACGTTTTATTTTCTCAAGATTCTGAGAGAGGAAATTTAACTCTATACATTAATTATTTAAGTTCTAATACTCAAAATAATTCGACTCAACAATTTTCAGATGGGGAACTACTAACAGCAAATATATCAATATCTTCAGGTCTTATAGGAAATACAACTATCCAAGCAGGTGAACCATTTGCTATTACATTAGCAAACGACGCAGCTGCTGTTGGATCATCTTTTAATATATCTGAAGGTGTTTACTTTATAAGAGGAAATTTTGTAAATGTAAATACTGAGACATTAATTCTTGACCAATATACAAATACACCAAACTATAGAGTTGGTTTGTATATCAATGAAGAAATTATTACCTCAGATATTGATGAAACTCTGACAGATAATTCTCAAGGGGAAAATAACTATGCCGCCCCTGGTGCCGACAGACTAAAAATATCTACATTTTTGTTTAAGAAGAGTTTAACAGATTTTGATGATAACAATTTTATTGAATTAGCAACAATTACCAACGGTGTCATACGCACAAAAACTGTTCCAAGTAGTTATAATTTGGTTACTGACGAATTAGCAAGAAGAACATATGCTGAATCTGGAGATTATGTAGTTTCTCCATTTGATATTTCTGTTAAGGACTCTCTAAACAACAACAAAGGGAATAGGGGAATCTTTAATAAAGGACAATTTACCTATGGTGGAGCAACTCCATCTGATAATCTAGCACTATATCAAATTTCTCCAGGAAAAGCTTTTGTTAGAGGATATGAGGTAGATTTAATTTCTACTACATTTTTAGACGTTGTAAAACCAAGAACTGTAAGGACTTTAACAAATCAATCACTAGTTTATAATACAGGTCCAACTTTAAGACTTAACAAAGTTTATGGAGCCCCACAAGTAGGATTAGGAAACACTTATGTTGTAAGTCTAAGAAATCAAAGAGTTGGGTCATCTAGCACTACAGCATCTGGATCGGAGATTGGTGTTGCTAGAGTTTATGACTTTAAATTAGAATCTGGATCGTATGATGTAGCAAACAAAAATTTAAATGAATGGCACGTAGCACTATTTGATATTCAAACATTTACTAATATTCATTTGAATAATCCAACCACTCTTACTGTTCCTACTTTTATAAAAGGAAATAACAGTGGTGCGACAGGTTTCTTAAGAAGTAATTTATCAAATTCAAAAGCACTCACAATTTATGATGTTAAGGGAACTTTTATTCCAAATGAATCTTTATCCTTTAATGGAATTGAATCTGGTTTAATTGGAATTGCGGTTACAGCACATGGAGTATCGGATGTAAAATCTGTTTATGGAAAGGTTGGAAGTGCTTCTACTTTTAATGCTGATGTAATTCAATCAACTTCTTTAAATGTAGGTATAGCAACGGTAGGAATTAAAACATATTTTAGAAATGATGAGTTGTTTAGAACAACACTAACATCAACTGTTGCTGTTGGTTCAACTGTCATTTATCTCAATACAAATCAATTTAGTCTGAATGGAATTGATAATATTTCTATTTCGATAGGAAATTCTATTACAGCAGGAACTGGAACAGTCAGAAACGCTCCTATAGTTTCAGTTGGAAATACTTTTGTTGCAATTGGGTCTGGCCATACTGGTGTTGGAACCTCTTTACTTACTTCACTTTCATCTACTGTTGGATTTGGATCCACAACAATTTTTGTCAATGGATCCACATCAGCAATTACAATTGGTAGTAGTATCACAGTAGGAACTGCTTTAACCAATGTTCCAATTGTAGCAGTTGGTAATACTTTTGTTCAGATTGGAGCAGCTTTTACATCAAATGCCCCTTTAAATACAACAATATCAACTTTAGTTGGAGTTGGAACAACCAAAATATTTGTTGGTATAGTCACTGGTGTTGTTGCTGGCATTAGTTCTATGTCAGTTGGTACAGCATTAAAAAATGTTGTTGTTGTGTCAGTGGGAGATACATTTGTAAACATTGGAACAGCAGATACTGCTGGATCTAGCATATCCGCAGGAACAGCAGTAACGTTCACCAATGTATCTTCAATGATAACGGGAACCGCAGTAACCTTTACTAGAGTTTCTCAGTTAGTAGTTGGTGATGAGGTGATTATTTCTAAACCAATCTTTACAAGTACGGTAAAATCACCAAATCCCCTTTTCCCAGGATCAAATAGAGTATTTAATAATAATTTAGTAACTTATACCAATACCAACTTACCAGACCCAGTTGTAGCAAGAATTGTTAGTGTTGGAACTACATCGGTAGAGGTAGAAGAGGTTCAAATTGTCTCTGGTATAACTTCATCTATTTTACCAACTACATCAATTTTTGAAGCTTCTGATTTCAAGGTAATCAACACGGCTTTAGAATCTTCGTTAGACAATACTTTATACACAAAATTACCAAAAACAAATGTTTCTGATGTAAATCTCACATCAGCTACACTGACAATTAGAAAAACATTTACTGTTAATATTACTGGAAATCAATTATCAGCAAACGTAACCGCTGGTACAAATGAAACTTTCTCCGCATTTGATGCAGAAAGATATTCATTAATTAGATCTAATGGGGATGTAGAAGTTCTAACATCTGATAAATTTGCTTTCATAGCAGGTGGAACTCAACTTCAAATTTATAATCTGGGAAGCAATGATACTGGCGCGACACTAACCGCAACTTTAGAAAAAATTAATCCAAAATCAAAAATAAAGAGAAAAAATAGAGTAAATTCTATTTTGGTTAGTAACTCAAAGTATGAAGCATCTGGAATAGGGGCAACAACACTTGATGATGGATTGATTTATGGAGATTATCCTTATGGAACTAGAGTACAAGATGAAAATATTTCGTTAAACACTGCCGATATTATTGAAATTCATGGAATCTATGAGTCTGCTGATACTTCCGATCCATCACCACCAAAGATGGTTTTAGCTTCATTAACAAGTTCTTCTTCCACCACCCAAGAATTAATTATTGGTGAAGAATTAGTTGGACAAACAAGTGGAGCTATCGCAATTGTTTCCGAGAAATTAACAGCATCTCAAATTTCATTCATTTATAAGAATCAAAATACCTTTAATGAAGGTGAAGTTATTGTTTTTAGTGAGAGTAATATTCAGGGTCAAATTGTAACCTTAGATACTCAAAGTTTTGATGTTTCATTCAATTATACTTTTAATAATGGTCAATCTGGAACTCAGTATGGTTATGGTTATCTAAGTAGAAAGTCTGATTCTTCCGAACCAACTAGAAAACTAAAAGTATACTTTAGTAATGGATATTACGACTCTTCCGATGATGGAGATATCACAACAGCAAGTTCTTATAATACATTTGACTATTCATTAGAAATTCCAAGAGTTGATAATACAAGAGTAACTGATATAATCGACATCAGACCAAGAGTTTCTAACTATACAACATCTGAGGGTAGTCGTTCACCTCTTGAATTCTATGGAAGAACATTTGACACTACGGGAAACTCTTCTACTAGTGTTTTGGCTTCTGATGAAACGATGCTCACAACATTCTCCTTCTATCTAGGTAGAATTGATAGAATATATCTAGGAAAAGATGGAAAAATACAAGTCAAATATGGTGAACCATCAGAAAGACCCGAAAAACCAGTTTCTGTCGATGATTCTCTCGAAATTGCTACAATAACACTACCACCATACTTATATTCTCCAGCAGATGCTTCCATTGAATTTTTAGAGCATAAGAGATATAGAATGGTTGATATCAAACAACTTGAAAATAGAATTAAAAATCTAGAATATTACACAACTCTTTCTCTCCTAGAATCTAATACTGCCAACTTGTTTGTTCCAGATGCCGATGGATTGAATAGATTTAAATCAGGATTCTTTGTTGACAACTTCTCATCTTTCTTAGCACAAGAAGATCGTCTTTTAATTAAAAATAGTGTTGATACTAAAAACAAAGAGTTAAGACCAAGCCACTATACAACTTCAATCGATTTAATTGAAGGACCAGTTGTTGGTGTAGATCCAACAGCAGATCTTGCTTTTGAACCAGTAGAAGGAATTAATGTTAGAAAAACTGGCGATATTTTAACACTAGACTATACTGAGGTTGAATGGTTAAAACAATCTTTTGCTACTAGATCTGAGAGCGTTACTCCTTTCTTAATCAGTTTCTGGCAAGGAACTGTTGAATTGACTCCAGCAACAGATACCTGGGTCGATACTACAAGACTTGAAGCAAAAATTATCAATGCTGAAGGTAATTATGCCGAAACTATAGCAAACGCTGCTAGAACTTTAAATGTTGATCCACAAACTGGATTCGCTCCAACAGTTTGGAATGCTTGGGTAACTAACTGGACTGGTCAAGATGTAATTCAAACAACTAGACAAAGAACTGTATTTGGCGATGCTCCTCAAACCGGTGCTAGAGGTGTATGGGGAACTGTAACAGATAGAACTGTTGAAGATACATTTAGAGAAGTTAGAGACACTGGTGTAATGTCAAGAACCGGTGTCAGAACTGTTGTCACTGAACAATTTGATCAAACATCAGTTGGTGACAGGGTTGTGCGTAGAGATCTTGTTCCTTACATGAGATCGAGAAACGTTCAATTTGTTTCCAAAAAAGTTAAACCTCTTACACAACTATATGCTTTCTTTGATGGTGTTGATGTAACAAAGTATTGTGTTCCAAAACTGCTTGAGATTACAATGTTGTCTGGAGTTTTCCAGGTTGGTGAAACTGTTACGGGTTATGTTCAAGCAACTGGACTTGGACAAGGAACAGAAGATACATCTGCCAAGATAACCTTTAGAGTAGCACAGTCAAATCACAAGGAAGGTCCATACAATACACCATCTTCAACATTCCCACAAAATCCATATAATTCTCAAATTTTACAAGAATCATATTCATCAACATCAACTATACTGAATGTGGATACATTCTCACTTTCAAATGCTCCGCAAGGTGAATTTAGTGGGTGGGTACAATCTGGAATGATTCTTGTAGGTAAAACAAGTCAAGCTCAGGCAACAATTAATAATGTAAGATTAATTTCAGACTTATCTGCCACTTTAATCGGCACTTTCTATATACCAAATCCAAATCTAAATGTACACCCAAGATTTGAAGCAGGAACTAAAACATTTACTATCGTAAATGATAACACAAACAATCAAAATGTTGCTACTACGATTGCTGAAGAGGCATTTACATCCAGTGGAACTTTAGAAACAGTTCAAGAAAATATTATTTCAGTAAGAAACGCTAGAATTGAAAATAAGCAGGTATTTGAAGAGCAAGCAGTTGCTAGAACAACTGGTTCTCAATTGGTTAATAGTAGAGTTATTTCTCAAACATCAAGGGCAGGAATTGTTGGGTGGTATGATCCACTCGCACAATCATTCTTAGTTGATAACGAATTTGGAGTATTCTTAACAAGTTGTGATGTATTCTTTAGATCAAAAGATGATACCGATATTCCAGTTACGTTCCAAATAAGAACGATGCAGGGTGGATTCCCAACACAAAACGTAGTTCCATTCTCCGAAATTATTTTAGAACCAGGTGAAGTTATTACATCCGGTGATGGAAGTGTTGCCACAAATGTTCAATTTAAGGCTCCAATTTATCTTGAAGGTGGAAAAGAATATTGTATCTGCTTAGCATCTAACTCAACAAAGTATAGTGTTTATATTTCTAGAATAGGTGAAAATGATTTAATCACACAAACATTCATTTCCAACCAACCATATCTAGGATCACTATTTAAGTCACAAAACGCTTCTACTTGGGAAGCAAGTCAGTGGGAAGACATGAAGTTTACTCTTTATAGGGCAGACTTTATTGAAAGCGGCACAGTTGAATTTTATAGTCCTCAACTTTCGGAAGGAAATGGACAAGTTGCTAAACTATTACCAAATTCTTTGAATTTCAACTCCCAAAAGGTAAGAGTAAGTCTTTCCTCGACTATTAATGATCCAAATATTATTTTTGGAAATACAATAGTTCAAGTGGGAACTGGAGCAACAGGAAATTATGTTGGTAATGCTGGTATTGCTACAGGAACACTTACTATAACAAATCCAGGAATTGGATACACACCATCTTCTGGAGGAACTACTTACAACAATGTCGTTCTTTCTAGAATTACTGGAGACGGCGCTGGCGCTTTGGCTAATGTTACTATAAGCAATGGTGTTGCTATAGCAGCTACTGTTGTAGATGGTGGAAATGGATATAAGGTCGGTGATACTGTAGGAATTACTACCTTAGGATCAGTTACAGTTGGCAGAGACGCTAAGTTTACTGTAGTTTCTATCGCAAATACAAATCAATTTATTATTGATAATGTTCAAGGAAACTTTGCTGTTGGTTCCGGTAATACAATTAGATTTGTTAATAATTCCGGAATAACAACAGATTTAAATGCTTCTCTAGGTGGCGGAATATATGTTGATGAAGTTATTACAATAAGTGATGGTTTACATGTCAAAGTAAATCACAAAAATCATGGAATGTATGCCACAGGAAACTTAGTAACGTTATCAGATGTTGAATCTGATGTTAAACCAACGAAGTTAACTGTAAGTTACGCTTCAGATTCTACTGGAACAATAAGTGTAGATGATGCTTCCAATTTTGGAACTTTTGAGGGAGTTGGTGTTGGAACAACAAATCCAGGATATTTAAAAATTGGTAATGAAATAATTGAATACACTTCAGTATCTGGTAATGTAATTGGTGGAAATGTCGTGAGAGGTACAAACCCAATTACTTATCCAATAGGAGCTCAAGTTTATAAGTATGAAAATAATGGAATATCTCTGAGAAGAATTAACAAAACTCATAATCTAGATGACGTTACTATAGAAAACTCAATAGACTTTGATTATTATCATGTTAAACTTGATATGTCATCTGATGGAACTGACAGGTCTTCTGGAACTGGATACAGAAAACTTTATCAGAATGAGACTAAATCGAGTGGAGGTTACTCGACAAAAGCAACACAAAATATTCCTTTTGAAATTATTACACCAATTGTCCAAAACTTAACTGTTCAAGGAACTTCATTAAGTGCTGAGGCAAGAACTGTAACTGGAACAAGCATAAGTGGAAATGAGATTGCCTTTGTTGATAGTGGTTTTGAATCGATTTCTATAAATCAACCAAACTATTTCTCATCACCAAGACTGATTTGTTCAAAAGTCAATGAAGATCAAAATCTTGGTAGTCTACCTGGAAATAAATCTCTTAACATGAGATTAAGACTTGGAACAACAAATACTTATCTATCACCAGTTGTTGACACTCAAAGAGTAAGTGCTATTCTTACCTCAAATAGAGTTAATAGAGCAATTACTGATTATGCTACTGACAACAGAACTGCTTCAATTTTTGAAGATCCAACTGCTTTCCAATATATTTCCAAAGAAATATCTTTGGAAACTCCAGCAACTTCAGTAAAAGTTATCTTGAATGCCTACATAAATTCTTATTGTGATGTAAGAGCTTTCTATTCGATTGGTGAAAATCCTGGATTTGAACCCATTTTTACACCATTCCCAGGATATACTAATCTTGACTTTAGATCACAAATTATTTCTCCAGAAGACAGTGATGGAAGACCAGATTCTTATATGACACCATCATCTTCGCTTGAATTTGAGTCGCAACTTTTAGATTATAAGGAATATAATTTTACCGCAGATAATCTTCCACCATTTAGAAGTTATAGAATAAAACTAGTTGCCACTTCTACAAATCAAGTTTATGTTCCAAGAATTAAAGATTTGAGAGTTATTGCTTTAGCATAATATGGATTTTATAAAAGTAAAGGGTCATGATGGTTTACTACGTGACCCAAATACAAATTCAATTATTAACACAAAAATGTCCGAATATCAAGAGTATGTTTCTAGGAAAAAAATGAAAGAGGAAGAGCAACAAAAGTTACAAAATTTAGAAAGTGATTTTGCTAATATGAAAGATGACTTGAATGAAATTAAAACTTTACTGAGGAGTTTGATAAATGGATCCTGATAAAATAACATTGGATAATTTGTCCAAAAATTTTGAATATGTTAAAGCATGTATGGAAATAGATTCAATAAGTGATGTTGAGCAATTAAAAAATATCAGTAAGGCTTACATGAAACTCTATATGAAGCAACAAGAAGTTCTTTCTGATATGTTAAAGTAAAACCTAAATATTTTGAGAGGTAACAAAAATGGCGCAACCAGCATCTAGACAAGAGTTAGTAGATTACTGTAAGAGAAAACTTGGTGCGCCAGTATTAGAAATTAATGTGGCAGATGAGCAGATTGATGACTTAGTTGATGATGCCATTCAATTTTTCCAAGAGAGACACTTTGATGGTGTTTCTCAGATGTACTTAAAATATAAACTTACCCAAGCAGACATTGACCGAGGCAGATCGAGAGGAAATAATGCTGCTGTCGGAATCGTAACTACTACAGCATCTGCTACAATTGATGGTACACCAACTACTTTTTCATACGAAGAAAATAGTAATTATCTTCAAGTTCCACCTAGCGTCATTGGTGTGAATAAGATTTTTCACTTTGACGGAACTAATACGATAACCCAAAATATGTTTAGTGTGAAGTATCAATTATTCTTAAATGATATCTATTATTGGGGTTCTACAGAACTATTGACTTACGCTATGGTTAAAACTTATCTGGAAGATATTGATTTTCTTTTAACCACACAAAAGCAGATAAGATTTAATAAAAGAATGGATAGATTATATCTGGATATAGATTGGGGAAGTGTCAATGTCGATGATTATCTTATCATTGATTGTTATAGAATTTTAGATCCAAGTGATTTTGGTAGAGTATGGAATGATTCTTTCCTTAAAATGTATTTGACTTCACTAATAAAAAGACAGTGGGGGCAGAATTTGATTAAGTTTCAAGGTGTTAAATTGCCAGGTGGAGTTGAATTAAATGGCAGACAGATATATGATGATGCCCAAAGAGAACTTGATGTAATAATGGAAAAAATGTCTAATACTTATGAACTTCCACCTTTAGACATGATCGGATAATCATATGTTAAATTCCTTTTTTCAGCAAGGTAGTAGACAGGAACAAGGTCTGGTACAGGATTTGATTAACGAACAATTAAGAATGTATGGGGTTGAAGTTTACTATTTACCCAGAAAATATATTACAGAAAAAACTATCATAAAAGAGGTAATTGAGTCTAGATTTAGTGATGCTTATCCAATTGAAGCTTACGTAGAAAATTATGAAGGGTATGGTGATAACACTACTATTTTATCAAAATTTGGTATTCAAGCAGTAAATGAACTCACTTTAACAATTTCAAGAGAAAGATTTCATGATTATATTGTGCCTCTTATAAAAGATAAATCTAATATAAAACTTTCATCAAGACCAAAAGAAGGAGACTTGGTTTATTTTCCTTTAGGAGATAGATTATTTGAAATAAAATTTGTTGAGCATGAAAAACCTTTTTATCAACTTCAAGGAAATTATACTTATGAATTGAGATGTGAGTTATTCAGATATGAAGATGAAGTTATCGATACTGGAATTGATGATATTGATGATACACTTGATGAAATTTCTGGTGCTGATGGTGATGATATATTCGTAGGAAGAACTCAAACTTTAACATTAATTGGCGCTGGATCTACAGCAATTGCGGCAGCTAGAATAGTAAATGGTGGAATTAGATTAATAACAATAACAAATAGGGGTGGAGGATATATTAGCACTCCCCAAGTCGCTATTTCATCTGCTCCAGCTGGTGGCATCACTGGAATTGCTACTGCTGTTATGATTGGCGGCATCGTTGCTTGTAATGACAACGTAAACCCATCAGCAAAATCTGTTCAAGCTGTAGATATTATAAATGCTGGATCTGGTTATACCGTAGCACCTGGAATTAGATTTGTTGGTGGTGGAGGTGCTGGTGCTGCTGCAACAGCAACTATTGGTAGTGGTATAATTGGTATTGTATCGATAACTTCTGGTGGTTCTGGATATTCTACTACACCAACTGTTACTTTTACAAATCAGATTTTCCAAACGGGTGTAGCAACTGTTTCAGCAGCTGCTACTGCTGTTGTCAGCGCAGCAGGAACAATAGCGTCAATAAGAATAACGAATGCTGGATTGGGTTATAGTGTAGCACCAACAATTGTAATTTCATCTCCATATAATTCTGGAATTGGAACCTTCCAGTTTAATGAAGTTGTAACTGGTCAGACTAGCGGAACAACAGCAAGAGTTAGAAAGTGGAGTACCACAACAAACCAACTGGAAATTTCAAACATCAATGGATCTTTTATTACTGGAGAAACCGTTGTTGGTGCTGCTTCAAGTGCTAGTTATCAAATAAGAAGTATTGATAATAATATAAACAATGATGGATATTCTGATAATACTCAAATTGAAATAGAATCCGATAACATATTAGATTTTAGTGAGTTTAATCCTTTTGGAAATCCCTAAATAGAAATTAATAAGACTAGCAAATTATATAATAGGTAAAAAAATGTTTGAGTATTTTTATCACGAAATTTTAAGAAGAACCGTTATTGCTTTCGGAACTCTTTTTAATAATAT